AAGACCGATTGCGTTGTTATGGACTTTGGTACGTCAATAATCACGCATGGTGGGTTAGACGAAACAGCTAACCTAGACGGTAAGGAAAAGTCAGAAGCTGGCGAAGCTCCTACCAAAATATGCCCGGATTGTGGAAGCGAAGTTCCGTCTAGTATTCGTATCTGCCCAATTTGCGAACATGAGTTCCGCAAGAGGGTTAAGGAAGAATTAGACACATTCGTTATGACTGAGTATGATCTTATGAAGATGTCTCCGTTTATGTGGATTGACCCATTTGGTCAGGGAAACGCAATGATGGCTACAGGATTTAGTGGATTTACATTAGTTGGTCAGGTTGGAGAATACTGGATAGCTATGGTAAAAGCTAAGAATAAAAAAGTTAGATTAGTTTCCATTGGCAGTAAGGTACAAGCAATGGCCGCTGGAGACGATTTTCTTCGTGAGATAGAGGACAGCAGTGCAGCAAACAAAACTAAGCGTTGGTTAAATCAGCCAGCGTCAGAAATTCAAAAGCAACATTTGGCGAGTAAAGGCGTACAAATTAACATGATGGATTTCTCTTGGACAAAGTACAAAGCCACTTGCAGTTTAAGTTATTACTGGAACAGAGAAGCAATTGACGATTTAATTATGAAACAAGCAAAGAAAATAAAGGGAGAAGCAAATGACTAAATACACACGCACAGAAATTTTAGATACGGCCAAGCAATTGGTAAATGTTGACCGAGCATCAGAGCATGGAGATATGGAGGATAATCTCACCGCTATTGCAGAACTCTGGGGCATTTACTTAGATCGTCACGTCCATCCATCTGACGTAGCAATTATGATGTGCCTATTAAAAATAGCACGACAAAAATCCAACCCAAAAAACGCAGAGAATTATCTGGATCTTGCAGGATATTCAGCCTGCGCTGGGGAGCTATCGGCACATAAGACAGAACCAGAGCCTGTCGTTAAGTTCCAAGGCGGCAACGTATAAATCTGATGCCGAGATTTGAAATGCACATAATGATTGCGGAAAAGGACGAGGGTAAGTTTGAAAGCTCTGAGTATAAAGTAATATGCTGGGTAAAAAACCCTAATGATTTAGCAGAAATTGAATCATCCGCAAATAATGTAATTTCTAAACATATCGAAAATACAGATCGAGAAATTTTATTTGGAAATGCAAACATATTATTAAGTGGCAAAGAGATTGTAACTATTGGGTTTAAAAATAGCCACGCAGACCCAGAAGACATGAACGAAGTTTTAGATTTGTTCGAGTTAAAAGAGGAGATAATACATTGAACGATATACCAACAGCGCCAAAGCCCATGAAGGAGTTGGCTCATATACTTAGTAAATTTGGGTGGAATACAAGATTTTCTGATCTTTCAGAAGAACAAGTGCAGACACTAATATTTGGCATACAAGAATCAAAAAGTCTAGCAGCGGAGATTGACATTGGAAAACTCGAAGACACCTACTTTAAGTCAACAGGCACTTGGCCCTCTACTTCAATCCCATTCTAAAACTGATCCGGTAGCGGATCATATTAAGGAAGCAGTAGATCAAGCAATAGTTGCGAACGAGACAAAGAGAGAAAGACGCGCCTACATTGGTGCCTCAAGNATTGGCGATGAATGTTCTCGCAAAATACAGTATCGTTATCTCAACTATCCTATTGACCCAGACAAAGCCTTTACGGCACGCACATTGCGTATCTTTCAGTTTGGGCATGAGATTGAGGATTACACCGCTAAGTGGCTTAGAGACGCTGGTTTTGACCTTAGAACAGAAGATAAGGACGGAAAGCAGTTTGGCTTCTCAATCGCTGACGGAGAAATCAAAGGACACATAGATGGAGTTATTTGCGATGGGCCTGTGGCTATGGATTATCCTAGCTTATGGGAATGNAAATCAGCCAATGACAGCAAGTTTAAAGCCTTTGTTCGTCACGGTGTTACCAAAGCAAATCTAACTTACGCTACTCAATTAGCTCTATATCAGACCTATATGGATCTTCATGAGAACCCTGCGTTGTTCACAGTTGTAAATAAAAATACGTCAGAAGTTTATTATGAGCTTGTGCCGTATAACGGTAATCTTGCTCAAGCGGCGAGTGATAAAGCAGTAAACATATTGACGGCGGCAAAAGCTGGTGACATTCTACCGCGTATTGCTCAGAGCAAAGATTTCTTTTTGTGTAAGTTTTGTGAGTTTAGGGAGACTTGCTGGAAATCATAAAAAAAATGTGAGGTGCGCTTGGTCGGCGGCACCTCACATTAAACGAGCAGGACAGGGTAGATAGGGGTAAACTAATGAATGTTTTAAGTTTTGGCAAGTCTTCAAAAGACATTGCAGACCGTATTTCTAGGGATGTTCCTAGAAGCGTGCAGTTGCAAATATTGATAGATACATACCCAGAAGGCGTGGTTCGTGGAAAAGAATTCTTCATAGGATCGTTGCGAGGAGAAGCTGGGAAATCTTTACGAATTAACATTGATCCAAGCAGTCCTTGGTTTCTTAACGGCAAAGACTTTGAGTCAGGTGACGGTGTTGGTGGTATTCTTAAAATTCTGAAAGAAGGAAGGGGTCTGTCCGTACAAGAAGCCGTAGATTTACTTTCAGATTACGTTACACAAGACTACGCTCCACCTCCAGAAAACATTGTTAAGCCGAACAATTTACCCACACCGGAGCAGGACAAAGTTGTACCTATAGAGCAAAAGGTACAGATCGGCCCGAATACCCCATTTCAAAGCGAATACATATATACTGACAGCAATGGCGTAGTTCTAGTTTCGGTAAGAAAATACTATGAACAGGATACAACTGGAGGAATTGTTCGGGATAGCTCTGGAAAACCTAAGAAACAATTCCGTCAGTTCATGAATGGTAGGCAAGGAATACCAGAGCCAAGGCCATTGTATAATATCCCGAACATTTTAGAAGCTGACAAAGTTATATGGGTTGAAGGCGAGAAATGCGCTGACGCTCTTAATGAGCTAGGATATGTAGCTACATGCACTATTGGCGGTGCAGGGATGCTCTCTGAGAACACAGCTTACAAGTTTGACTTTACTCCGCTATCAGGCAAAGAACTTATACTGTGGCCTGACAATGATGAAGCTGGCAAGAAGCTGGCACAAATCGTTGAAGCTCAAGCCAAGCAGGCAGGCGTCAAATCAACTTTGATGTTAAAAATACCATCAACAAAGTCAGATAAATGGGATGCGGCTGACGCTGTAGACGAAGATTTTGACATTGATAAGATGATTAAGTCGAACGAAAACAAAATTAAAAAGCAAATATCTCTGCTAGATGATACGCTTTTGATCGACAAATACTTTGTTGGTAAAGCTCCAGAACAGAAGTTTCTTATTGGCGATACAATACCTCTTGGCGTGCCATGTGTTTTTGCAGCGGCGGGTGATAGCGGTAAAGGCATGATGACACTCGATCTTGCCATGAAGGTAGCATCTGGCGCATCAATGCAAAGCTCGTTCGGTGGTCTAGTTGCAGAGCATGGTGACGTAATCCTAATCACTGCGGAAGATGACAAAGACGAAATGCACAGGCGTATCTCTAGGCTAGACCCTAATAAATACCGAGAAAACTATGAGCATAAACTGCGTATTCTACCATTGCCAAACCTCGGCGGTGTATTTCCTATCATGCAGAAATTTGATAACTCGTACTTAATGGGCGAAGAGTTCTCTCGCATATACGATCAGATGCTAGAAATGAACACGTTAAAGCTGATCATAATTGATCCTATGGCATCGTTTGTTCACGCAGATGTTAATGCTGATCCAGCGGCGGGTGCCGCGTTTATGAGCCTACTAGCACAGATGGCAACCGAAACAGGCGCTACTGTCATGGTCAATCACCACATGGCAAAGATTAGAGATAACGATCCCGTCACAACTCCAGAACAGGCGCGTAATCTTATTCGTGGTACATCTGCTATTGTTGATGGCGTGCGCTCTGCGTTTGCCGTCTGGTCTGTGGATGAAGGCACAGGGCGTCAGCGGTGTCGTGATCTGCAATTGGATTACGCAAGAAATGCTGTGTTCGATGGTGCTGTTGTTAAATCAAACGGGCCAGCTAATCGTGAGATAAGACACTTTATCCGTAATCCTGATACGGGATTGTTAGAAGACC